ACAATGTTTTGCACTGTTTTTCTGTCTATGCAGCCCACGCCTGACACGGTATCGCTAATTGCCATGCTTGCGGGGCTATCTGCGCCTGAGTAAACAATAATACTGTGTTCGCCAAACACTATAAGAAAGTCATTATGGGCCGCTAAAGCAACAATTTTATCAGCACCGTTAGGCCATGCTTTTGCTACATCTATGTTACCACTAGAGCCCCCAGTAAATGCGTTTCCGTCTAACAAATCAGACCAGTAAATAATGGTGTCATTGGTGGCGTTGCCTGCAATAAACAACCTACCAAACGCTGCAACAACCTCATTTGCCTTAAAGGTAGCGTTAGTTGCACCACCATTAGCTACCGTAAATGTTCTTACGCCGTTGGCGTTGTCATATACCAAGGGGTCGTAACCACGCTGGAAAAAATATGCCTTGTCGTTGAAGTTTACGATCTTCCAATCATTTGCAGTAATCGTGTACGATCCGGGTGTCGCGTCTACTAATGTAGTAGTGCCTGTCATAATTTTGTTATTGCCGGTACTAAAAATTACCTCGTTACCAGCACTATCGTAAAACTCGTGAATGTTGTGGATATAGTCAGATCCTAGCACGGTTTTGTTCGTTGTAATCACGCTGTTGCCCTGACGAGCCGCTAATCGTCCCTGTCGGTCAATAATAGCGTTGTCTGCAACTTCAGCAAAAGATGTATCCTGAGCAAGAGGAGAATCTTCTGTATTAATTCCCTGAAACGCAGGAGCAACCAAGTTAATGCTTTGTAGAGGCTGTGCCATAGTAATTCCTACGGTGTGTAGAAGATTGTTTCTTCTGGGTGTTTTTGGGCATCTAACGCAACTGCATCAGATAAGTACTTGTCAGCTAGAGCAAAGTATTCTGCAGTAGATGTACCTCCTGTTTCACCACGCTCACGGGCTAACAGGGCAATTGCCATGTGAATTACGGGGCTGCTGGGTATAGCTAGAGTATCTGCATCAGCACTCAGAGGCACGTTACGCAAAACTACTTTTACTTTTAACGAGTAAACGCCGTCAGGTTTAGGGTACACGTCAATTTGCGTGTCTCCGCTAGCGTCTACGCCGTTATAAGTAAAATACTTAGGCGCACCTGAAACTGGGTTGTTTACAAAAAACTCATTGTCGAACCACGCTTGTGTTTGGTACTGTAGCTCACAGTTTGAAGTGTCGTTGATAATCCTAAAAACTTTACCTTCGTCACCGCTGCCTGTCAGTGAGTAAGTGTAGTCATCAGCGGCTGTCGTAATCGTAAGAGTGTTTCGCAACGCTGACCAATCCCACGCTGTCTCTACGAGATCTTTTGCGTCATTTACAAAGTCACCGACCATTTTGCTGTACGTACTTTCCGATACATTAGTTACTTCGTCTTCTCGTAAACGTCTGAGTACGTTATTGACTAAGTTTAAATACGTCATCCTAATATATTCCTGTTTCCTGTAAACATTCCTTGAGCTAATAAAAAGTTTGTAATAGGGAAATCTATTCTTGCTTGTAAAGCAGGCGATGCCGTAATTTGTATGGGACGAATACCAAACGGATCAGAAGGGGTAGAGGTTAACATACCACCGCCACCAAATGAGCTGCCGCCATTACTCTCTTCAGTGCCACCTATTTCTGGTGGGTCTTCTTCTATTTCAATAATATCTGTATTGCCGCCAAAAGTTATGTTACTTCCGCCGTTATCACCGTTGTCACCACCTTTGCTAGTGATAATCTCCTCATTGTTGTTACCATTTCCTGTAGTGGTAATATCGTCATCTTTGTCACCACCTTTGCTAGTGATAATCTCCTCATTGTTGTTACCATTTCCTGTAGTGGTAATATCGTCACCGTTGTCACCACCTTTGCTAGTGATAGTCACCTCATCGTCGTTACCATCTCCGGTACTACCCCCTCCGATGAGAATATCGTCACCTTTGCTACTATCACCTCCGGTGAGAATATTCCCATCTCCTGTGAGAGTATCGCCACCTCCGGTCAGAATTTCGCTACTGCCATCATCAGTGCTGTCTACAAAAATATCGCCTACGTTGGAGCCGTCTCCTTCGTCACCTAGATCTGCAGATGAAACTGCTGTTTCAGTAGAACCATCTCCTGTTTCTGTACCGCCCGGAACAATAGTTGTAGAGTCACCAGCTTGAGTAAACACATCTTTAACATCTTCATATATATCTGTAAAAACCGCACCGCCTACAACACTACCTAAAACTCCTGTAACCCAATCCTCAAGACCACCTAGCGTACCGCCCCAACCGGGATCAGTTATGGTTCCGTTAAAAACACCCTCAACCGTGTTTTTTATCGTAGTCCCTAACTCACCTAGTGTTCCTAAGGGGTCGCTAATAAAACCGCCAAGGTCTCCAACAGCGTCTATTACTTCTTCTATAGTTATATCAATAATACCGGGAGGAAGAGGTACGCCGGGGATAGCAAGCGGTCCAAAAACTTTCCAGTTTTTCCAATCGCTGGGAAATTCAAATTGAACACCAGCACCCATAGCCCTTTTAATTTTAGTCATGGGGTCGTTCATTTGAGCGCCTGCTTCAAGAACTTTAATTACATTGTCTGCAGTAATAATTCCTTTAAGTTGATCCGGAACTGTAGCCAAAACAGAAGAAATTGCATCCGCATCTGATATTTCACTTGGGTCTTCGCCTGTATCAGCATCAGTAGTAGTATCTTCTGTTTCTCTTGGGTTTGCATCCAGCCATTCTTGCGCTTTAGTTTTAATAGCTGCCGGAGCATTACCAGCAAGAACACTTTCAGCTTTGTTGTATGCTTCCTCACCAAAGTAACACTGTGAACCACCACCGCCTACTAAACCACCAGCAGCGTTACATAGTGCTCTATCACCACGAATTCCTGCACGATAAGCTGCGTTAACAGAACGAACTGCGTCTAAGTTAGGAGTGCCTATTATTTGTAGTCGACCACTAAAAAACGGGTTAGTTATAGTACCTTCTGGGGTTACCATATCGTAAATAGGGTTGTTAGACTGATCTCCAATAGCCATTTACTTTTTCCCCTTCAAGGCAAGCAACTTGTCAGCGCCACGAATACCAAAGGATGCAGACACAGCCATAAAAAGTAGGTACTGATACCAATCAGGAAGTCTGTTAAGCTCCTCAAAGGCAAGACCAATACGATCTAGTATTTCCACATCGTTCATCCCAATTCCCCACACAACGGCAACCACAGGCGCTGAGAGTAACAATGTAAACCACTCGTCCTTCCATGACGTAGCACTAGCACTTGCCATAAGCTGTTCCCAAGATGCGGTGGTCCTGATTACCTCCATCCTAGCTTCGTGTAACGCTGTTTTTTCTTCAGCCTTATTTTTTAGAACTTGACCAAGCAGCGTAGCGATAGGTGATATAATTGCTTGCCACATAGGTTATCGCACCATGTAAACTAAAATAGATGCACAGGCGCTGAGAGCAATCCAAAAGAAACGCTCTGCGTTTTTAACCGAACTTGAATTAGATAATACAGTCCCTTCTAGTTCCCGTATGTCATCCTCCTGATCGTCTAGTCTTTTTTCGTGCCTATCCATACGTTTAAAAGCAGACAGTAACTGCTCTTCTACACGGGCAATCTGAGAGACCGCTTCAGTTAGCTTGTCTAGCTTTTGCTCTATGCGGTCAAGCCTGTTGTCCATCATAGATGTGCTTCCTACGCTGTTCATGTTACAGAGTTACCGCCAGTTCAAACAAATCGTCCATTTCTTCGCCTGTCATGCCCAGTGCAGTAGACATAATATCAATCCAAGGTGACACACGTTCAACCGTGGAGCCGTACTCCCACTCAATAGATATTGTGGTTTTGTCAGGCTCCTGCATTTCTTCAATAGCTTCATTAACAAGACTCAACTTATTAACTTGGGACAACGCCAGCCGTGCTTGACGCATGGTGACTACCAAAGACTGACGTTTTTTTACTAGTTTTGTTGATTCGTAAGCATCAATCTGCTCTTGGACAGTAACTGTTTTTCCTTCGTTGTCCTCGTACTCAGTGAACATATCTTGCTCTGTCCACGCATACACCCAGTTACCATTAGAATCTTGTACAGCACCATCCCGCGCTACAACCTTGTAATCGCCAGAGGGAGCTGGTTGAGGAGAAGCTAATACGGGATCGACGTTTAAAGCATCAAGGGTGCTTTCGCTCCAGACTTTTGGAAAGCTCACATTTTTATTTTCAGCTTTTAGCTCAGAAACGGTTTTTACTTCCCCGCTTGTTCTATCTCTATATTCCGCCATGTTAATTCCTATGCGATTGCTAAAAAGAGGTAAGTGCCACCACTGGCGTTAAGTGCCGCTGGTGCTGAAGATGTAATCGTAAAACCACTAGACAAAGGATCTATATAATCTGTGGTAGTGACCCCTGCCGCGTTTGAATTTACAAATAGGTAAGGGTCATTGCCGGCTACAATTCCACGCACAGAATCGTACACATACCAATCACCCGTAGAATCTGTACGCTTAATCAACACAAACCTAGCACCAGAACTGAAGCCACAATCTACGTTTAGATCAGAGCCTGTGCCGCTGTAAGTGCCAACCTTTGATATACCAGAGGCGCTAGCAAACAGATATCCTACATAATTTCTAGGTGCTTCATTAACAAAAGCATCGTTTGGGCGAAATACTGAAGCCGTTGGAACCATATCCAACCAAACAGATCCTCCAGTAATGTCTCCGTCAGTTTGATTTAATGCAAGGTATTTATTATATCCACTAGCATCAGTGCCTATTCCGTTGTACCAAACAGCCCACCTAACAGAATAATCTATGCCTTTTACTATTATTAACTCAGGCGCAACGCCTAAATTGTGATTGATATTTTGTGGACTACCTAAGCCTGCATAAGTCACCACATCCATAAAGCCAGGTGCCCTTCTGAATTCATAACCTATAACGCTGGTATTATCTAAAGCGGTTGTCGTATAAATACCGTCCATGTGATCAAATTCGTTGTTATACGCATGGGAGCTTTGTGCTCTGGGGTCGTTTGTATTAAGATAATTATTTCCCCCGCGTAATCTATCTCTTACATACCAATCGCCCGTTCCATTTATATTATTTTTTGCAAAATGAAAGTCCACTGGGTAGGTAGTTGCAAACACCTTTCCCCCAGCACTAGCGTTCAAGCCCATTACGGGAGTAAACAAATCAGTAGCCGCAAACTCCGATGCTGGCTTGTGGGGTCTGCGGATAGCCATGTAAATGTATTGTGTGCTGCTTTTGTTAACAAAGTCGGCAGAGTTGGTTATGTTGAATCCTGTCGCTGTTAAATCCAACCAATCAGCGTTGTCAAATTCTTGATCACCTGTATGGGCTTGAAGATAGGCGTCATTACCGCCGGTACGAATACCTCGCATCGTATCGAATATGCCCCACGAATCGCTTGATCCTATACTTTTTATTAAAATAAACTGAGGCTCGAACCCAAGGTCGATAGTCGGGCCTGTAGAGCTTCCGTTGCCCGTGTAAGTACCAACCTTAATAGCGGCTTCGTCAGAATCTTCGCCAAATCTTTGGTCATCGTTAGCAAATAGATAAGCTACATAAGTTTGTCCGCTAGAGTTCCCTAAACCTTCGTTTCCTACGGAAAATGTGGTTGTTGTAGGCTCTGCAGAAAAATAGTTGTTGTAGTTTGCTAAACCTCCTCCACTAGCCGCTCCGCTCGTATCTAAAGCAAGGCGATAATACTGAGTGCTAGTAAAGCCCGCGCCTACCATCCATCCCGCAGACATACCCGTTGCCTTGATAATGATTAATCCCGGCTTACTATCAAGATTGTGGGATATTGCGCGATTAGAACTACCATCTCCCGTGTAGGTTAAAACATCAAAAAACCCTGCTTGCTTGCGGAATGTCCAGCCAACATAGCCGCCATTGCCGTTGAAATTTACCGTCCCATAAGTAGCGTCTGCACCAAGAGCGTAACCATTATTGTTGAAGGCAGTAAGCGTATCCGTGCGAGTAGATTCTGCACCATTGCCGTTTGATATAATTTGCTTGCCAGCCCCGCGCACTGTGTCATACCAAACGTGGTTATTAATTTGCTCTCTGGTTTTGATCCAGACAAAGCCTCCTTCTCCAGAAAGATCAACACCGTTGGTTATGTTTCGGGCAGAGCCGTTCCCATCCCACACATCTGTCGAAAAAACATCGTCAACATATACCGGATCGTCTTTCGCACCAGCGCCCGCGAGTACTCTCAGTGCAGAATTACTCATTAGCCAAAGGCCTGTCCGGCAGTAAAGCCGTAGTAGGTTGTGCCGCCGTCAATAGTGAGGAATACAAACACATCGACACCATTGTTTGTCGCGGTAATCGTAGGTGCTGTAGCCGCCGCCCAATCGACACTGCTAGGCCAAGTAATTGTTCTTGCTGAGCTATCTTGAATGATCTTCAAAACAAACGCAGATGCCCTACCAGACGCGGCAGGATTGCTGAAGGTATAGGTCACATTTTCAGTCAGGTCATGCTCAAACACATTGCCATCTTGCAAGTTAATGGTCGCAGCATTAGAGCTAGAGGTTACGGTTGTTACCTCATCTATAGTGCCGTTATCGAAACTAACAACACCATTGGCATCAGATGTAACAATCCCTGACGCCTGAGTCAGCCCCAGCGTGTCTGGCAACTTGACTGTATAGGTTGCTGATGCACTATGCGCTGGCCCTTGGACAGTAACGCCGTGTGAGTTGTTTTCACAATTGAAGCGTATCGTGCCAGAGTTGGTGTTGCCGTATAACTCGGTGAACCCTGTGCCATTCGGAAACAACTGGATGTTCCCATTGGTGTCCGTAGACTTAATAGCATTAGCGTCGATCTGAATGTTGTCTACATCTAAACTTCCAAGTGTGCCAACAGAGGTAATTTGTGTTTGTGCCGCATCAACATTCAAAGTATTAGTGCTGAGAGTAATACCCGTCCCTGCCACCAAAGCAGTCTTAGATATATCAATAGCCGCACTAGAGTTAATATCAGCGTTGACTATGACGCCAGAGCCAATAGCTGCTACACCAGTATCTGCAATCGTAATGTCGCCAGATACAACATTGTCGATCCACTTTGATGTATCAGCATCGTAAAAAAGAAGAGCCGCATCAGCAGGAGACGTGACGTTGGTGTCTGCGAGACCGGCGAGGGTAGCGCCACCTAAGCCTGTCTGTGAGTCTACATAAGCCTTTACAGACTGCTGACTAGGGATGGCCGTAGCAGAGTTACTGCTCATGTCATCTTCATCTACAAATGACTTGCCATCTAAGATGTTGAGTTCTGTAGCGTTAGACGTAACGCCATCAAGAATATTTAGTTCTGCCGCTGTAGAAGTAACTGCTACCCCGCCCAAGCTAAAGGTGCTAGACGCAGACAACGTAGTAAACGAGCCGGCTGCAGGGGTTGCACCACCGATTACTGCTGCATCAATAGTGCCGCCATTAATATCAAGTGTTGTAACAGAGCCAAGATCTGATATAGTAGCCCCGTTAAAATTAACAGTCCCAGTAGCGGTAAGGTTTGCAAATGTAGCTGTGCCAGTAAATGTGGGGCCGGCTGTATCAGACTTTGTAGCAATTGCAGTCGATATAGCATCAAATTCTGTTTCAAACTCTGAGCCACGAACAACCTTATTGGTGTCTCCACCGGGAAGCGTATCCTTAGCGGCAAAGTCTGTCGTCTTTGTATAATTAGCCATTGGTTATTCCTAGCAAGAGAAAAGGAAAGGGGGCCATTGCGACCCCCCGTAGTTCTATTAGGCAGAAGGTACTGCCAGAACAAAACCAGCTTCAGGACGGTACACCTGAACACCGTAAAGGGTGTCGGCAGTGTACAGAGTAGACAGGTACTCTTGCTTGTACTGAGTCTGGGAACGGACAGCCAGTTGCTCAGCCATCACGACAGCTTCGCTGTGGAACAGCAGGGCTGCACGAGTGTCAACGCTAGATGCAGTGTTGTCAGCGGCGGCTTCGATAGTTCGGCAGTTAGCAGAAACGTAAACGTCTACGCCATACAGGTTGCCGATTAAGCCGTTGTTGACAGTGCCACCGGATACAAAGTCAGAAGACACGTATCGGTCGATACCCATGATTGCTTTGCGCGTAGCAGGCGGGACAATCAAGTTACGGCCTTCCATCGGTACGTTGTTGTCATCCATCTTCTGGATCATGTCACGGAAGAAAGCATCCGTAAACTCGTCACCAGCCACCAGAGTGTCATCAGTGTACTGAGTAGTACTC